TTTTGATGAATAAAAAGATATATTGTAATCGGCACCATACCCCAATAAACGGGTTGCTAAAACAATAGCGTTTTTATCGCCTATTAATATATCATCTATATTAATATTATCAACTATAATAGATTCAAATAATTTATCTAATACAATTCCTTTTTTGATTAGATTTGTAGAAGAAAGTATATCTTCTTCTTTTGCAGTCATATATTTTATTGTAATTTGTCCAGAAGATAAAGGATGCTCTTTTGGATATAATTTACCCTTTGATGGTAAATCTAATACTTCTGTTGGGAAATCATACTGTTTTTGGTTCATAACGTTACTTTGTTTAAGTGTATATATAAATACATAGTTTTTAAAAAATTAGAAAGCATAAAAAAGGGGATATTTTAGTATCCCCTTTAGTTTTATGTTTTTTTGAATATTAGTATTCAAGAATTGCGTAATCATATGTTAATGTTAAATCAATAGTAACTGGTTCATTTGTGTTAGAAAAGTCCAATTCACCAAAAGCAGCTTTAGTAATAAATGCTCCTTTTAAAGTCCATTGTTCAACCTTATCACCAACAGGACCTAACATATAAAAAGTAATATCTTTTTTATAGAATTCAGCGTAACCATCTCTACCAGTAATTGATTCATGTGATAATCTCACCCACTCCATTACTAATTGAGCTGCCGAAGGAACTACTGGGTCATACAAAGTGATATTTAAGTCCTGCCACTCACCTTTACCCTTTAATTTTCTATAAACGTTGATATGGTCTATTTTTACAGTTTCAAAATTTATTTCTGGTCTGTTTGCTGTTTTAACCATATATGCAGGAATACCCACACTTGTCATTTCCATATAGTAGCGGTTTTTCATCTTCGGTTCGAAGGTATCCGCTATCATTTGGGTATAATTTAATATATTATCTGCCATTTTTTTGCTTTTTATTTTATATTAATAAATATCTATTTTTTGTTTTTCTATATTATGCTGAGAAAGATGCTCCAGTTGGTAAAATGTTGAAATCAATTACTATGAATTCAGCCGTTTTAGTTGGTTGAAGGAATATTGCTCCGGCTAATATGTTTCTATCAATTACATCCGGTGTGTTATTAGATTCATCCATTACAACATTGAATGCGTACAAACCTTGTCTTTGTTGGATACCCTCTAAATACGGAGTTACGGTGTTAATGAATCTTGCTCTAGTTTCAGTTGTATTTTGTTCAAATACTAAGTAACGAGATGTAGATGCTATAAATTTCTTCATTGTAATTAATAACCTTCTAACATTAATTCTATCTAAAGCAGATGCTTTATCTTGTAATGTCTTTTGTCCGAATGCTACAATACCTTGTCCAGGGAAAATTGCAATAGGGTTTACTTTATTTTCATAAAGGATATCTCTTTCTGCGTGCGTTAATCTATTTAATACACTAACTGCGCCAGTGATACCACCTCTATTCAAACCAGCAGGTGCGAACCATTCAGCCGATAATCTATCACTACTAGCGAATACCGCTGGTAACAATGTAGAAGGGGGAACAGTTGTTATTTTATTAGTATTACTATCTATAGTCTTAACCCAAGGATAATAACAAGCTGCGTAGTTTGTATCTACTGCTTGCGCTTGTTCGGTTGCGGTAGTAATTGATGAATCATAATCAGTAAAATCAGCGATGTAGAAACAATCTTGTCTATCTTCAACCATTTCAATCATTTTATCTACAATTGAAGGATGTAATACTCTATTAATACCAGGAATTGAAATTAAATTAATATCAAAATCATCAGGGTTAGATAAAGCGTTAATTGCTTTTGTATATCCCAAAGAACCAGATGCCGTTGATTTAGAACAATTCAATCCTTGCGTATTTGCAGGTCCCCAATCATCATCACCAGCTAATGCTATCTTTACAGTTGGAGATACACCATCAAAACCACCTTGGAAACCTAAAATAAATTGTCTCTTAACCATATCACTACCAGCTGAACCGGTCATTACATAAGTCATTTGAGAATCAAATGAGAATGCTGTATTTGCTCCCACATATGCTCCATCAGGAATTGCGTTTAGATAAATTGAGTTATCCCCAGCTACTCCAGCAGTATCAAAATTCATACCACTATAATATACAGTAGAAGTTGTTGTGTTATTTGCCGAACCAGTTTGGAAAACTACCGCTGGTACATATGATGCATCAGCACTAAGTGTTGCAATTGGATTTGTATAAGCTGCATGTCCAAATGGTGCTGCTGATATTGGGAATGAACCTGGTTCAGATACTTCAACTCTAATATGAATTGATTTATTTGAATAATCACCAAATTCAGTAATTTTACCATTATCATCTATTGAATAGTATCTATCACCAATCACTCTAGCTATATATCTAGGAGATGATGGGTCTAAGTTTACGTTACCAAATGATTCAATTACACTAGCTCTTTTATCAGTATCACCATAAGTTCTAACTGTTACAGAGAATGTTGAGTAATCAGTTGAAGCATCTTGTCCAGCTGCTTTAACATTAGAAATACCAATTTTGTATTTAGTATTGTATGGAGTACCATGTCCTACCGTACAAAAACGGAAAAGTTCAAATCTTTCACCATTTACTAATTGAGATACAACGTAAGGAGTAGATGCCTGTTGAACATCATATTCAAAATTTTGGTCAGGTAGATAAATTAAAGAAGCAACTGCTTTATTACCAATTATATCAGATGAACCAGTAAATGAAGTTGCTATATTTTCAAAGAATGCATAAGCGTATGCTGCTTTAGCACCAAATGGAGATTCACCAAATACATCAGCCACATCATTTGTTGCTGTTGCTAAAATAGATGAGGATATATTTGCAGCTGCTGAACCTGAACTTAATTTCCCAGATACTACAAATGAACCAGGTATAGTAGCGCTACTTGTAATAGTAGTTTCTGCATTTATAAATCCTACATCTTCATTACCAAATGTAGTTGAATATAAAGTAGATATTAATTTTTGAGTACTTCCATTAGTAGACCCAGATATTAAAATACCTAAAGGTTTTACTTGTTTATATCCATTAATACCACCAACTCTTACGATGGTTGCTGCTCCAGCTTCTCTTAAATAATTTTGTACTGCATATTCAGTATAATATGTTCCATCAGGTATTCCAAAAATTTGTTGGAATTCCGATTGACTTCTTACAATAGTTGGAATAAATGCAGGTCCTTGTTTAAAAGGTCCTACGAATGCTGCTCCAATTTGTCCTACTCCTTGCGCTAAGAAGGATAGGTCATTTTCTCGTGTAAATACACCGGGTGATACGATTCTTTCTGCCATTTTATTTGTGCTATTTGTATTTTTAAATGTGTATTAGTAATTACTTACATTAATACTCATATAAATATAAAGAAAATGTCCAAAACACAAATTTATTATTAAATATGTACTTTGGACATTTAAAAATTAGTTTTAGTTAATTACGCTAATGGTGCCGCACTTCCAGTTGATGGTGTGATACTACCAGAAGTAGGTGACCAAGGCATATCAGCTTCAGAAACCTCAATTCTACTATATTTTGTATAATCAATTTGTTTTTGTATTTGCTGATTTATATGATTCATATAATTTGTACTAGGATTAGAACCACTTACATAATTTTTTACCCAACCCAATACTAAATCTTCTGTTAAATCACGATAATCAATAAACCCATCACCATTTAAGTCTTGTACTTCAAATGGAGTTGCTCCATTAAATGTTCCAATATTACCATTAGTATCTGTTCCTATTAGTTTCCATTGAGTACCAATAATAACATCAGATAAATTGTCTGTATTTTGTTTTTTAAGTCCTGTTAATGTCCATTCGTATGTTAATCCCATAATATTTGTGTTTTATATTGTATAAATATATCTAATTTTTTTTTTACACTTCCAATGAACCACTATAATAATCAGTAGTTAATAAATGTCTATATGCTTGTGCCATATGGTCTAATTCAGATGGTACTTCTAACATAAATTTACATTTATGGTCCATACCAGCAGTTCCAATACTAACACCATGTTTATTATCAGATGGATTTGTTCCTATAAATCCAATTGGGTTTGCATCAGCATCCCTTGCAGCTTTATTAAACCAAACAGTTACTGCTACCTCTGCCGTATAACCAGCTTGCCAATATACTTCCGTACCTGCGCTTCTATCCATTGGTGTTAAACCATCAGGTCTTGAATTATCAACAGGTGGTTTAAAGTCTGCCATTCTTTTTTCAACTTTTACATTTGTAACTACGTGATATGCATTTGGTACACTCAACCCAGTTCCTGGTAATTCGTACTCTCTAATTAGTGCCATAATTTATTCTTTATTATTAAATATTAAATTATTTAAAATTTCTTTTAATTCTTTAATTTCTTCTGATTGTTTTTTTATAATTTCACTTTGTTCTTTTATTGCTTCTATAAATAAACCAGCAAAATTACCATAAGAAACTCCATATTCATCAACATCAGATGCATATGTTACTACTTCAGGTAATATTTCTTCTATTTCTTGTGCAATTACTCCAATTTGTCTTTTTTTAGTTTCATCTTTGATAGTATTATAGAATACACCTCTCATCTTTAATACTTTATCTAATGCATTATCTACAGATGTGATATTTTCTTTTGCACGTCTATCCGAATAAGCTACTATATTACCTTCTGCATAGATACTACCACCAACATATATTCTATATGAACTTGATGTTGCCGATGTACCATGTCCCGTACAGTTATTTCCTAATGAATGATAGAATACCCATCTTCCTGCGTCTTGTAAATAACAACCACCATTACCACTCTCCCACATATAGTGAGGTCTATAAGATGAATCAATTACGTGACCATACCATCCATTTCTATTACCATTCATTCTCCACGCACCATAAGTCCAATCATTTGGATACCAGTGTGCACCATTACTATCCGAATAAAATCCAGTACTATTTGTGTACATCCACTTATACTTAAATGAATAGTTTGATGAACCTGCTAATTGAATACACAAATCACTCATATCATAATCAGAATAAACTCTAGTTCCTTCATAAGAACCAGCATTTCCTCCCAATTTAATACCAGTATGATATGCAATTCTTAAATCCGGATAAGGGTAACCCCATCCA